TTCTTACTCGTTTATTCGTGGTGTCGTAGGTTAATTCCCCTTGAGCACCTGTAAAGGAATCATTCTCTGCAGATGTTCCTCTTCTTAATTGTACTTGTGTTGCCATTAATTAAATCTCCTTATAAACTTCCATAATCTGTTGAACTTGATATTGCATCTGTAACTGCTCCATAATCAAAAATACCATCAATAACTCCTGCATTGATATTAGATGCGACTAAATTTATATTAGCTAAATTTGTAACTACTGTTCCAATATCTGAAGCATCACCTGCTACTGCTGTAATATTTGCATCATTGTTTGCCACAATAGTTACATTTGCGTTGTTGTTTGCAACTGTGTTAATATTAGCTGTGTTTCCTGCCACTGTTGTGACATTACTACTAATACCTGCAACAGTTTGTATTGCGTTAGTAGCATCAGTTCCATCCTCTATGTCTGCTAAAGTTTGTATATCTGAGGATATTACTGCAACAGTGCCTATATCTATGTTATCTGCTGCAACAGTATTAACATTTGCTATAGCTCCACTTACAGTATTAACATTAGCAATATTAGTTGCAGTAGTTGTTACATTAGCATTATTATTAGCAACAGTTGTAATATTAGTTTCATTAGCTGCTACTGCATTAATATTACCAGAGTTACCAGCCACAGAATTTACGTCAGCTATATTAGTTACAACAGTATTTATATTAGCATTATTGTTGGCAACTGTTGTTACATTACCATTAATCCCAGCTACTGTGTTAATATTAGCCTCATTTGAAACTACAGAAGCTATGTTAGAAGTTATTCCTGCAACTGTAGTTACATTACCACTAATACCTGCTACAGTTGTGACATTAGTATTATTACCTGCAACAGTGTTTACATTAGCAATACTTCCTGCAACAGTGTTTACATTAGTTTCATTTCCTGCAACAGAGGTTACATTTCCTGAAATACCTGCAACAGTTGTAACATTGCCACTTATATTTGCAACAGTTGTAACATTACCTGAGATACCTGCAACAGTATTAACATCACTTATATTAGTTCCAACAGTATTAACACTACTAATTGATGTAGCTACTGTATCTATTTCTGATACAGCTTCGTTCAAGTCATCAGCAGCAGTCTCAATCTCTGAGATAGCTTCATTAAGGTCATTAGCAACTGTGATAACATCATTAATGTTAGTTGCCACTGTGTTAACACTTGCTATATTTGTTGACACTGTACCAATGTCTGTAGCATCTGCTGCTACTGCATTAATATTACTATTATTATTTGCAACAATGTCAAGGTTAGCAGTGTTAAGTGAGTTTAACTGGTCTTTATCAGCAGGAGTTAACCAAGTATTCTCAATGTAATCCTTTGTTGCAGCATCTTGAGCATTTGTAGGATTTGCTACATTCTTAATGACTTTGCTTTCTGCATCCCATTTACTATCTACATCTTCTTGGATAGTATCGTCAGTTAAGTCAACAGCTTCTTGCGATGAGTGAAAGATTTGTATGTTAGCATTGTCTAAGTCTTCTTCAGTAAGAACTGAACCAGATGCAAAGTCTACTGCTCTTGATGTTAAGTCTGTTGTACGTCTAACTTGTACGACAGTACTACTAGCAGGAGCACTGGTTAATTGTACCTGAGAAGATGAAGGGAAAGTCAAACCTGTTTGAGCTACCCCATCAACTGTAACACTTATCTCACTAGTCGCAGTGTACGTAAAGGGGATGTTAAACGTGTCTGTGACGTTGTCCCCAGTATAGTTTTCATATGATAATGGCATTTGTATTCCTCGTTATTAATGTTGTAACTTTAGGTTTAGTTAATCAACAGAATCTGCAATCCCATTGAATAATTGTCTAACTCCATATAAAGATTGAAAAGGTGCTAGTCTTAGTAACTTTCTCCATTCAGATTCTGTCATATCACCTTCTGCCATATTAGCAGCACTATCTACAATGTTTTGCCCTATAGCAAATACAGGAGGAGTAATGGCATAACTATTACCATTCATAGCACCTGTAGTTAATTGATAAATATATGAGAACATACTAGCTGCTCCTACCTGTGATATTGCACCTATAGCCCAGTTCTCAGGCTTCATACGTTCTTTTATATATTCATCAGCATCACTACGTCCAGCAGCATTTAATTGTACTCTAGCAATATACATAAGACCACCCATAGCTCCAGCTGATAATAAAATTTTACCTACAGAAGCATCTCTATTAGCTATTCTAACTCCTAATCTTTGAGTCTGTTGCTCAAAAGAACCTAAAGTAAAGTTCATAAACTGAAACATTGTTCTACCTATTTGAGTAGATTTTAAAAACTTATTACTAGAAGCTATGTTAGTTTCTTGAACATTTGTCCTAGCATCTTTAAAACCCATAGCACTAAATGCTTCTCTAACTTCTGGTTTCCATTTATCAATGTTTAACTTAGTTACAGTACCGTTAGGAGCTTTCTTAACTAGATTACTTTTCATTACTTTAAGTATTTCATTACCCATCTCGTCAGTAATACCAAGTTGTTGTCTTTTAATCTTAGAGAAAGGTAACTTACCTTTTGCAGCAGCTAAAGCCCACTCATTAGTAAAGTGTAACATAGACAATCTACGTAAACTCTGTGTAACTCCTGTAAGACCAGATAAGTAAGCTACATTTTTCTGTGCTCCATAAGCTCCTTTTTCTGCTAAAGCTCCAAGTTTTCTTAAACTAGACCCTTTTTTATGATATCCCATACGTTCAGGAGATATAACATCACCTACATCTTCAGTATCAAAACGTGTGACAGCATTCCATTTACCTAAAGCTACTTCATTCCCTATACCTAAAGTTTCAACTAACTCTCTCATTACACCATCAGGTAATCTACCTTCACTAGCTTGTTGGAAAAGTTGTTTATAAGCAGGAGCAGACTTTAAGATAGTCATAAAACCATACTCAAACATAGCATTACTAAGTTCCATAATGGCTGACATTCCTGACATACCCATGTTAACAGCAAAAGAATAAGCTCTCAAAGCTACGTTCATATCAGCTAAGTTTCTAGTTTCTTCTCTGTTCTTGAGTCTACCTGTAATACCATCATACATAAACTGAAGAGCAGCTTTTTCTGATTTAATTTGGTCTTCAGTTAATCCTAATGTTTGACGTTCATTATCTATTTTTGCTAATAAATCTTCAAAACTGCTTTTAGGAACGTTGGTATTTATACCATTTCTAGCTAAACCTATAGCTCCTGATAACTGAAAGATGTAACTATTTACAAGTTGTTCAGCATCTTCTTCTAATAAATCTGTGAAAGCTAAATCTTCTAGTTCTCCTTCTTTATTAGTAACCTTTATTACAGTACCTTCATTTAACACTAAACGATTTCTAGCACGTTTGTGTGATTTAGGTATATTATTCTGTGTTAATATCTCTGTTATAATGTCTAACTCTTCATCACTCATTTGTTCTTTAGGAAACTCTTCTCTTATAATTTTACCTAAATCTTCAAGAGTCATCTCATTAGCATCTGGTATATCTTTCTTTGTTCTTTTTGGAGACATTATACTTAAGGTATAAGCTTTAGATAATCTATTTATATAGTTATTAACTGAGTCAAGACTAACGGTTCTTCCTTTGTTAGCTAACATTTTAGCAACTTTGTCTTCTATATCTAGTTGGTCTTTACGTATAGCAGTCTCAACTAACTGTGTTATATGTTTTTCAGCATCAGCAACACCGTACTTCTGAACTATCCTTTGAATCTTATCTTCGTTAAAAATACGTGACATGTAAAAAGGATTTTTACCTAGTAAAGATTTACTAAAACCTGAAACATCAGCAGCTGCAGCTAAAGAAGCTAGTTCATTTTGAACTCTTTGTATTTCTTTTCCTACTTTTTCTACATCTTTAGGTACATTAACTGTGTCTATGCCTCTAACATAACGTGATACTGCTCTATTAAAGTCTTCTAAAGGTAATCCAGTTTGTTTCTTCCAACTCTTTTGTGCTCTAGGTAACATGTTAGACAAACGATGACGATATATTCCTTGGAGTCTTTCACCTATTTCTGATGCAGATTCATTGGTAGCTACTTTAGCTCCTTGATAACCTGTAGAGTTCATTCCTAAAGCTCTACCACCAAACCTTATCCAAGCTAGATTAGATGCACCAGTACGTGCACCTACGGATAGTATCTGTCTTAAACCAAACATATTCCAACCAGCTTGTTTAGGTATTTGTTCTACATCTTCAGTTGTTAATTTAGTAAAAGACTCAGCATTAATACCTTTTGCAGATTCAATAAAAGATTCTCCTGCAAGTTCTTTTTCTATTATTTTTTCTGATAAAGCATCTACGTTAAACTCATCGTAAAACAACTGTTCAGCAGGGGTAAGCTTCATTCCCCTTACTTTCTTAGAAGCTAGTAAAGCACGTTGTCCAGCCTTCTGAAAAGCTATTCTACCTGCATTTAAACCTCCACCTAATAAAGCTCCTGCTCCTGCTGCTATCATAACATCGTTAATATCAATGTCATACTTAACGTTTGCTCTTAAACTTTCAAAGGCTGCTGCTTCTAAAGCTGTAGCTGCTGCTCCTATTTTAAAAGCTCTTTTAGCACTATAAGCTTGTTTAATAGTACCAGCAGTAAGAGCAGCTAAACCTCCTGCAGGGCTAAAAGCACTACTTGCTGCTACTATTCCACCTACGACAGCCCACTCAGCTGGGTCAAACATAACAGAAAAAGCATTAGCTGTTACTCCTGTCCAGCCATCAGCCTCAAGTTGTTTACGATTAGCTAAAGTTTTTAATGCAAACTCTCTTTGCTTTAAAGCAGTAGCAAGTCCACTATTCATAGCATCATCTAAAACTTCTTCAGCAGCTATTGGAGGTAAACCTTCTGTTAATTGTTTAACTAATTCAGGAGTAAAGTTAGTTATAGGTTTACCCATAGGAATAGAAGCTTTTTCTAATCCGTCTACAAGAGCAGATACGGAGAAGTTTTCTCCATAAGCTGTCCCTAAACTATTAAAAATGTTTCTATCAGCTTGTTCCCTATCCTGTTGTATCTCATTTGATAAAAGCTCAGATTCAGAAATTGTATTAACAATAGGTAATACATTATCAGATTCTTCTACTTCTTTAATACCTAGAGATTTAAGTAAGGTTTCTTC